CTGTCCAAGTACAAGCTTGTATTTAGCTTGTAGTCCAGGACTGTTGTATAGGTCGGTTTGCTCGTTAACTAAGATGGACTTAGAGTAGATTTCCATCTGAGCGTCAACGTCAGTACGAACGGGGATCTCAGGAGCTGGGTCAATGCCCGATCCGTCTAGCCTGCCGCCATCGGTTGAAAGCCTTTCGATACGAGACATACGAGACGTGTCGCCCATATTAGGCTGTGCGTCGTGTAGGTCTGCTGCAAAGGAAAAGATTAGGTTTGGCTGGGGGGTTGATAACATCTCCTCAACCGCCTGGATCGGCAATTCCGGTTGGAACGCTCCAGGAGTCGTGATTCCGGTGGCCATATGGCATCTCCGTAGGTTGATTATTCATATCCTACGCTGGGCGATGGCGTGTACGGCCCTGTGTTTGTGTCGCTTACGTCTGTAAAGACGCTACATCGACTGGGTTAGCGAAGCCCCTTACTGCTATTCTAAGCATATGCTAACTCCTCTTTTAATTCTAGTATGTGTTGTGTTTTCTGGCATGATGTTAGGTGCCTATAAACCCCCTGTCTAGGCAAGAAAAAGGCTGAGCCCGTGAGGTGCTCAGCCTAGAGGAACTGCCCATGAGTAAGCCATACTCAAGACATCTATATACTATACGCCTTTAGCCAATGCCATCAAGCGCTCATAGTTGGCTCGCTTCTCAGCCTCGGATAGCCTGCGCCCTGGGGCCATCTCGCCTGAGGGCTGCCCAGTAGGTGCTGCGCCTGGTTGAGGCTTGGATAGGTTCTGTTGAGCTCTTCGGCCATCGCTGGCAGCAGAGGCAGCGTTCGGCACCATCTTCTTGATGAGCTTGTAAGCGTTGGTCCACTTGTCGTATCCGTTGGGCATGTAGCTAATGGCCTGGGCTAGCTCGGGGTGGTGGTACTCTAGGTAGTCTACATTCTCCTGGGTCATCACCTGGTCAAAGTCGCTGTGGGTCTGCCTAAGCTTGGTCGGTAACTCCTGCTGGGCGCGCCTGGCTTCCTCTTCCTTACGCGCCTTTTCCCTATCGGCTAGCCGCTTCTCCACGGTATCTTCGACGATGCGGGCAAAGTAGCCCTTGATGTCCCTGCCCATGGGGATGTCATCATCGGCAAGGTCAGCAACGATCTGCTCCTGCTCAGCCTGTGAGAGAGGCGCGCCTTTATGCTGCATGGCACGGTCTAGAGCCTCTTGGAGCGCTCTAGCCTCTTCCTCTTTCTGAGCAGCTCGGCGCTCGGCTTCGGCTTTCTCTTTTCGCTCTCGCTCTCGTTCCTCGCGAAACTTTCGCCAGTTAATCTGCTCCTGCGACTCTTCCACTGGGCTAGCGTCTGCTTGCTGACCCTCTGGGGCAGCCTCAACTTGCGACGCAGCCTGGTCGCGTAGTGACTCACTATTCGTTTGATCTGGTGCCACATTTTCATGCTGCACCTCTTCTGTTTTTTCTTGAGTTTCCATATTCTCCCTCTTATGAACGATATCAATAAAGCTTTAGATTTACCTAGCCTGCGTGATGACCTGGCCTATTATCGGGTTGCGCTAACTAACGAGATCGGCGACGTTCCTATTGGTGCCCTCTGCCTGCCGCCCGCTCTCAACACGATCCTTCGGAAGCAGGGCTATGAGCGGGTCAACAGCCTGCTCGGGGTTGACCCTAGCAGCATCAAAGGGATTGGACACAAGCGGGCTCATATCCTCGCCAGCAGACTTCGTACCTTTTTTTCTTATGGCCTCTAGGTGTTCCTCTTCTGACACCATCTTAATGCCGTGCTGTTCTCTGATCTTCTGATAGAATCCAGGCTTGTAGAACCATTTTGACCACTGCTGCATCCGTCGGTAGGGCTCGGCCACGTAGGTTGTCATGGTCAGCGTAGCTAGCGTGTCGGCTGATGGCAGACACCATAGCATACGATAGGTGTCCGACGGCTTATCGTAAAGCCATACGGTCTGAGATGGCCTAGGCTTCGGAAGGAAGGGAAAACCGTAGAACTTGCGGCGCTTGAGATTAGTCAGCACGCAATCCGATGCGTAGAGCATCACCACGCAAAACTGCTGGATCTCCTCGAAATAGTCTAAATGACGCTGAATGCAAATTTGGACCTGCCGCTCGATGTCTTTACACATCTCGTCAGCAACCTCATACCCACAGTACGACGTTTCATCGCGGGCCGCCTGCGCAGCAAGCTGGCCCGCTGTTGCTCCCTCTGACATGACTAGTAACCCTTCTTGACCTGGGCGGCTAGCTTGTCCTCACGCTGCTTCATTTCCATCGGGTTGTCTTTAGAGTACTTTTTGCCACCGTTGTTCAGCATGGCCATTTTCTCTTCTTTGTACTCGCGGACCATCCCGCATTCGCCTTTCTCTTTCTTGTACTTCATGGTGTCTCCTAGGATACGAGGTCAATGACCTGGTTTTGTTGCTGGTACTGCTTGAGCATCTCGGCTAAGGCTATCGACTCGCGGAGCTGCCTCAAGTCGAGGTCTTCGAGCTCAATGAGCTGTTTGACAAGGTTAAGCTCCGCCTCGGTTCTATTGCGCTCGGCATTCGCCTGGATGTCTGTGATTCTAACCGTCTTCTCGGCGGCGGCGGCGTTGTAGTCGTTGGCCCTGGCCATCTCGGACTTGGCCTTAGCGAAGTCAAGCATGCGCTTCTGGTTCTGCTCTTCCTGCTGCTGCTGCATCTGCGCCTGTTGCATCTGCTGCTGTTGTTGTTGCTGCTGCTGCATCTGAGCGATGAGCTCGTCTTTGTTCTGGATGTCGGCATCCTGGAGGATGGACTCGTCAGGGATGGGCATACCCAGCTCGCGGAAGTGGAGCTTCTGTTTTAACGACATCTGCTTTTGCGTGGTGCTGTACATACCCTGCTCAACAGCCACGTCGTACTTTTGTGAGTCGGTAAGGCGGAGCGTTGGCGCTGGCTCGTGGCCCAATATCTTGGCCATCTTGCCGTTGGTCCAGTTCTTGCGGATGGCTTCGACCCGCAGACGCGTGTAGAGCTTCTGCGAGTAGTCCAGCTTGTCGAACATCGTTTGAAGGGTTGTCAGGCCAGCACCTTGGCGCAGCATAGATAGGATGCCTGGCTTGTCATCGTCGCCAGCGCCTAACAGTTCTTCGTTAACGCCTGATATGGTGGTGATCTCTTCGGCCAGGGAGCGAGAGAGCTCGATCATTGAGGCGGGGATGTTGGGCGGGTCGATCCGCTCAACGTCTGTCATCTCGTGGGTGTCGTTGATGGGAATCAGGAAGCCTTGGCCGGTCTGACGGAAACAGGCTTCATCCGTGACTGCACCAACCTTATACTTGTGCCCTGAGTTGATCTGGCTTTCGAGGATGTCTAGCTCGATGATCTTGCGGCGGTTGTACAGGTACTGGGAGTCACGTAGGCCGCGGACAACACCTTGCTGTCGGTATGCGTAGTTCTGGATGTCCGGCTCGTGGTAGCAGAGGACAGGCACGAATGGGTACATGTCCACTTTGAGCAGGTTTTCGCCGTGGTACATCTCCTGTCCGCCGAGGAGGATAGCAAGCTTGACCGTGGCTTTGCGCGTCTTGGTGACAGCTAGCCATGGCTGCATAGCTAACGTGCGCTCTAGCTCGTCTTCAGCGTCATCGGGGTTGGGTTCCCACTCGACGGCTTCGCCTGTTTTGGTGTCAATGACGATGGTGACTTCGCGGGAATCGAGATAGTGAAACTCGTCGTAGGTGAACAGGCGGTTAGCTGTAGACGATAGCGCCTCGGCCTGAATGGGGAACTTGCCGTCCTTCATGCCGTCGGCGCGCATCTTGTCGATGTCGTCAGCACGGCCCGGCAGGAGCTGCTTGGCTTGCTCCTTGGATACCCATCGGCGACGCCAGATGTAGCGGCAGTCCGAGAGGTCTTGTTTCCTCCACCACGGGTCAATCATGAAGTTGTTATAGCCCACGGAGTCGGTGCGCAGGTCGCCGGACACGGGGTCGAGCGTATAGTCGTTGTAGAGGTGGAGCAGGCCTATGCCAGTGGTTACCGCTCCCTCGAAGGCTTGGGATAGGTACTCGTGGAAGCCCTCGCGCCGCTCGGACCACATCGAAAGGGAGGTGAAGTCGCTGGCTACTACGTCTGACTTGCCGTGGGTGCTGACCAATGATGACGACTTGCGATGCTGGCGCTGGTAGCCAGTGATCATATTGACGATGCGGCGGATGTGGTTGAAGTAGAAGTTACGCCGGTTGTAAAACGATGAATCGCCGTAGAGGACGGAAAGGAGCTGCTGGTCGCCGACTTTCATTCGGAGGTCGAGAGATCCTTCGCGCCACGCGGCGGAGTTTATGGGGTAACCTTCCATATAGAAGGTATCCATCATCTGTTTGATGTTGGTCACGTCGCCGTCAACGCACCCTGACTCATATGAAGCAACCATTGTCCACCATTATAGTTATTCTTACTCTATGGTGTATTTTTTTGTGATAGGTTGCAAGGGTTACCAAGCGTCCAGCCCGCTGAATCCTGCCATCTGTGATTGCTCTCCATAGGCGCGGCGACGGATTGCGGCTAGACTCAGGTCACGGTCAGGGTCGCCAAAGCCATGCCTGAAAGCCGAATGCAGGGCATACCTAGTCGCATCAGATAAATGGTCTGCCTGTTTCATGGGCTTGTCGTCGCCGCGGTCAGCGGCTTTGGGGTCCCAGGCGTATGTCTGTATTTCCTCGATCAGCTTCTGACATGACTTGTTGATGACTAGATTCTTTTGACTGATGAATTTTCCCACCGTCTTGATGCCTGGCAACACATCGTTGATAGCTTCCTTGACTGGTAGCTTGCGCCGCTGCATCTCTAGGCGGAGGCTGACGGCGGATGGGTCCATGTAGATGCGGTTGACATTGTAAGGCGTCAGCCATTCTTGTAGCCGGTCGGCAAGCTCCGCGTCGGTTAGGCCACGGCCCTCGGCTCTGCTGTCGTAGTAGAATATGTCTTGCACATAGAGCTGTGGCCATTGCTTAGGAGCGCAAGCGATGAGCGTGGCCGCTGTTGGGTTGGCGCTGCCGTAGTCGAGGCCGACGATATAGTAATTGGGATTGAGATCGTAGTTCTCTGTTAGGTTGTCGTCGTCGAAGCCGTCGTAGATGAGGCCGTGGGCAACGGCCCACTCCCCCCTCACGAATCTCGCATACCACATCCCCGTGTACTCAGCCTTCAGGCTTTCTTTGTACTCCTCACTCAGGGATGGGTTGTCATCGAGGGTGAAATGCCAATGCTTGAGGTTCAATTGTCCGGCGCGGTCGATGAACTCTTTCTTCAGCCAGTGCGCTGGCCCTTCCGGGTTGCAGGTTGCTAGCAGTTGAGCACCTGGTTTACTGAGTCGAGAGAGCAGCATACGCCAGAATGGGGCAGGGACGACGGCGGCCTCGTCTACGTAGGCGAGGGCGAGGGTTGAGCCCTGTATCTTGCGTACTGCTCCTTCGTCGTGAGCTCCGATGAGGAATATCTTACGGCCGAAGATCGTCATCTCGTTGGTTTTGGACCCGACGACGGGCACGCCTAGCATCTGGCAGAGGTCGATGATGATGTTACGGTGTAGGCTGTCACGAGAAACGCCGATGAGCATCGCGTTACCTGAGGGCCCATAGCGTAGACAGTATATAAGCTTTAGTAGTGAGGCGTGTGTTTTTCCGCTTCGGACAGCTCCGCACCAAATGTTGATGCGAGCGTCTGACTCTTTGATGCTATTTTTTTGCTTTTGGCTTAGCATCGGCTTCTATGATCGATTCCTTGACTGCTGCGGCTATTTCCTCAGCGATGACTTCGCCTGCTTTTTTAGCAAACTCGGCATCGATGGACTTTTCTTCTCTGTAGCAATCCATTTTGAACTTTTTGACGTCTTTGAGGTACATGGGTAGGAGAGTTTGCACTGCCCAGTTTGATACTGGCTTTCCTGCCATGGCTTTTTCTACGTATTTGTTACCTAATCTAAGCCTAGCTTGCTCAATGTACTGAGAAAATGAAGTGTGACTTTTAGATATGGCATATAGCCATTCTTCTGTTTTTCCTTTATGCAGGCAGAATTTGGATAGGTGCCAGACATCTGGTCGTTGCACGAACTCTAGGAGTTCTTCGCCGAGTTCTTTGAGTTTTGTGGGAGTCCACTTAGTTGGTCTTCCGCCCATGCTATACCTTTTTTCTTTAGGTTAGCATGGGCGTTGCTTTTGGTGCTAGTGCAGAAGAAAGCCCCACTGTGTGGGCACGCTTGGAGTGCGTAGACTGTGACGGAGTGCCTTAAAGCCACTGAGCTGCGATGCGTATTTTGATTTCCTCGACTTCGCCTTTGTAGGACTCGCGCGCTTGCTCGACTAGGTCTTTGAGGATGGGCGAGCCGTGTTCGATGGTGATGGGGTCATAGCAAAGGAATTTTTGGCGGTATGTTGACTCGTCGCCCTTGATAATTACGGTTACTTCTTGTGGCATGGCATTATTCATGGGTTACCT